GCCAAAGCCAAGACGCGCCGGTTGATCTCGACGATCATCTCGCCGTAAGTGATGCGCTTCGCTTCGGTCTTCTCAATCAGCGGTTGGTAAAGGATTTCAAGAGCAACGCCGGACAGTTGACCGATGCTTTCTACCTTGCCTGTTGCCACTTCCGGAATACGCGCCAACTCGTGAACGAACTGCTTGAGCTCCCGGTACATCGTCACGCTGGCGGCCAGATCGCTCTGCATTTCCAGCGTCTTGTAGTCCGCGCCAATCGGAAGCAAGAGCGTCTTATCCGCGCCGAAGTCCAAGTCCTCCGAAGATGTAGCACCCGTGATGAATGTCTTGGGGTAAGCGTGGAAGCGTAAGGTTTTCAAGGTACTGGCAACCACGAAGTTGCTCTTGTCAATCACTTCGATGATGTCGTCCTCAATGTCGCTCATGCCCCAAAACTCGTTCGGGCTGACCATGTTTTGGCAGTGAAGCATCGGCGAGAAGTCATACGGCCAGCGTTGTTCGCCAACTGTGTACCACGTACCGCCACGCACGTCGCCGCGCTGGTCAGTGATTTTCCAGAACGAGCCCTCGCGTTCAATGAGTTGCCGGACGCCAATCGGCTCACCCTTCTCGTCCGTACTCGGGTACTGAATGGCGTAAGCGATGACATTGTCGAGATCGTCCTCTGCCAGCGTCACCGTCACCGTTTCCGGGTCGACTACGATCAGACGCGGATGCTCCATCGCCGGATTCCATTGGAGCTTGACGAACGCTGTGCCACAAACCGCGCCATTGACAGCCAGCTTCTGGAGCGTGCTCATCTTGTGGTTGGCTTGCCAGAACGCGTCGAGGTACTCCTCTTCCGGCGTCTTTTTGCCTTCGGTCAGTTCGAATCCAAGATCCTTGCCAAACAGGAACGCCACGCCCTTGTCAATGAACATCCGCGCGAAGTTCTGCCGGACGCTGTCATCGTACCCATCGTTGCCGGGCTTTAGCGGTTTGTTGCCTTGTCCGTAGTACACTTCCCACCGCTTCTGGAAAGCCTCGAGCCGTGCCTGTTCACCAACCCGGACGGACTTTGAGATCGCATTGTAAATTGCATTGTCCATAATCACCTACCTCAATTGAGTAAACTCGGAATCGCCTTGACGCGTCTGTCGTCAAACAACTCCGTCATCGCCCACACTTTGGCGTCCAACCTGTTCGGGCTCTTGTCACCCGGCATCCACATGCAGAGCTCGTCCTCGAGCAGAGGAAAGCTCCCGACGTGATGATCACGCCCTTGTTCTGCAATGGCCGCGATTGGCTCGGCGCGTGTCGCTTTGCCTCTCGAAGCCCACACCAGCTTGACACGAACCGTCGGGTCAACCTGCTTGATCACCGCTTCGACCATGTCACCACCGTTGTTCTTTTCAGCCACAATCGCGTCTGCTCTGAACTTGTGATATGCCGCCACAGCCGAGCTCGCCCACTCCTGCGGTGAGCCTTGCCTTGAATCGTCCGAGAGCGTGAAGTAGTCATCGCCAGCAATGCCAGCGGTCACAATGCCAGCTTCATCGCCCATGCTTGAGGCGGTCGGGTCGACACCCACCACGATGCGTACCAAGTCCGGGTGCTGGGTCACTCGGCTCGCCTCAATCTGGTCACGCTTCCATAGCGCACCGGGAGCTTCGTTCAAGTCCTCAGCCAAGATTTCCATGCGGTAAGCGGTGGCGGTCATATCGTTGGCAATCTCGGACAAGGCCTCTTTCGAAATATACGGATTATCCATCGAAGTGAAGTGAAACACTTCCCAGCGTCCGGTCGTGTCGGCTTCGGCAAACTTGAACAGCTTCGCCGCGTGCTGTGGGTCTTTGGCGTTGGATCGCGCCCGGTTGTGCAAGCTTGGCGGGGTGTAGATGAACACCGCGTCACCGTTGTTGTCCAAGAGCATCGGAGCGCCGACTTCATTCCACGCGTCCTCGTCAATCAGTTGCCACTCGTCAAAGATCAAGACATCGGCATAGTCACCGCGCAGAGTGTTTTCGTCCCAAGCGGTCTTCGCCTTGATGCGCTGTTCTGTGCCGGGGAGTTCGATGTAGCGCCCGGTTGCGTTCTGCAGGTAGACACCGGCTTCAATCGGAGCTCGAAGCGCACGCGTTACCTCAGTCCAAAAGCGGCCGGACTGTTCAGCAGTAGGAGCGGCATACAGAATACGCCGCCCCTTCAAGAATTCCTGCACCGCAAAGATCGCCATGCCTACCGTCTTTCCACCGCGCCGACCAGCTCTGATCACTTTACGCTTGGCTGTCGAGTTGATAAATCTCAACTGCTGGGCGTGAGGACGCGGAAGAACTATCTCAACCCGCTTGCTCATGAAGCGTGCCGAGTTCCTCTGCATAACGCACTACCACCTCAATCGCGTTGCCAGCTTCCCCGGACACTTCACTCTTGTCCTTCTGGTTGAGGTATTGCTTACCAAGCCAGATCAGCATTGGCACGCTTCCACCGTTCGCGACTTCGAACTGCTTACGTCGCAATGAAATAATTCCGCTGGCGGAGAACCTTTTAAAGCAGTCGGAAAAAGTCATCTTATAATACTTCCGCAGAAGCCGGTTTAGCGTCTTGTCTGACACATTCATCACCGAGCAGATTTCGGTTTGTGTGCAATTGATCGCACACAAACCTTCGAATGTGCGTAGATCGCGGTCATCCCAATCAATGGGCGGTCTGCCTGTTCTTGCCATTGTCACCTCACGCTTTCACTCTCAAAACCGCTTCGCTGTAGGATTCGCCAGCCATGATGCGCAAGAAATCATCGCGCGTAATGCCGGATAGACGGAACACTTCCTCGTCGCGCATGCCGAGTTCTTTGGCGATTTCCTTGACTGTCTTGCCGGACTTGAGAAGCTCTTGGACGATCGCTTTCATCGGATCGAGCAAGTGTGTTCCCCTGGCTCTATTATGAGTAATTGTCCCGTAGATGTCTTTTTCTCTGGTGTCGTGATCGACAACCACAACTGGCACTTTACCGCCAAGCATCGTCCGAAGTGGTTCGCGTCCTGCCAGCGTCCAGCGATGATAACCGTCAATGATCGTCATATCCGCTCTGACCACAATCGGCATCGTCCAGCCGTTGGTCATGATTGAACGCTCGAGCAGTTGCATGTTTTCCTCAAGCACCTTGTTTGGGTTGTAATCGTTTGCCTTGAGCGAATCCCGGTCTACGAGCCGAACGTTCAAGATCGGGGTCAAAAGATTTTCTTTTTCCACTATTCCTCCTGTGTTGTTGGCATCGGTTGCATTTCGAGCCCTTGCGATTTCACGTAATCGGTCGTGAGCGTCGTAAGCACCGCGCGTAGAGTTCTCGTCTTGGTGTCGCCAGCCATGATGGCTTCGTACAATCGCTTGTAGTGCCACGGTTGCATCATTCCGTTCTTCCTGATCAGCGCGGCTCGGTAGTGTCCAGCTACGCTGATGGCATGCGGATTGCGGAAATACTTTCTCGGGTTGTTGACCACATCAAACAGCAGAGCCTTGTAGTCTTTGTCGTCCTCTTCCCCTTCTTCCAGCTTCTGGCGTTTCGACGTGGAGCGATGAAACATTTCACTATCCCAATACAAGCGCACGAGGTAAGCGTTCGGCTCTCGCTTCAAGACCTTTTCCCACAAGTCCGGATAAACTTCGAACATCACCGTCAGAGATCGAGCTGTGTCAATCGCGAATAGGTTGCAGACGCGGAGTTGGTTTCTGTGCATGCCTGCTTCATACATCCGCATATACACGTCAGGAAACTCGAGATCGCGGTCTTTGATGTACTTCCAAACGTCAGCGTCTTTCCAATCGCCAATCGGACACATGACGCCCTTGTTGGATATGCCGCCTTGAGCGTTGACCACCGCCAGGTATTGAACGCGGTTGACACTTTCGCTTGCTCTCACCCCGACCAGCGTGATTCCATCAGCACAGTAACGCGCCAAAAAGTCCTGATAGTTCTCTACACGAGGCACGAGGTATGGCGAGTCAGAGATCGCAAAAGATGGCATTTCGTGTGCCCAGTTCGCTTTTTCGTACCTATCCCACGGAATGAAGTTCTCATTGTTTTCCAGCGCGTTGAAACAGTTGTTGTTGCGGTGCTCGATGCAGAACCACTCGTACTTCACGCCAATGAGCATGTACTTCTTTCGCCACAGCTCACAGACGCGCATGACGTCGTCATAGATCACTTCCTCGTCCACGAACACCACCGTCAGCAAGCTACCGTCTATCTCCCCAGCTACAATCAAATCGTAAATCAGCGACATCATCACAATCGAGTCTTTGCCACCGCTCACGCTTAGATAGATCTTGAGCCCGTTCGAGAACGCGTTCTTTATCCGGAGCTTAGCCGCCTCGAGTACGTCAATCCCGAGATTCTTGATTACTGTAGCCATTACTGCAACCACACTTTCGTTCCGCAATGAGGGCAGGTGACGTATGCTTCGCGCTTGAGTTCTCCAAGAGCCTTGTCATCATCGGACTCGTAAGATGATCGACCAGCTTCTTTCACGCGTTCGGTAGGTGGGTTTTCCTCTCTCTCACGCTGAATGCTTAGGATCTGCTCTCTTCGCTCGTCCGTGACTATGCCGATGTTTGCGACCGGGTCTTTGCCAGCGTCCTTCAGCGAAGTGTAAAGATCAGCCAAGAGATCACCATCGAAGCCGGGAATGTCGAAGTCGTCCATAGACGCCAGCAATCCGTCAATGTTGACCATGTTGTCCATGCCCAGCGCATAGATCTTATTGTCCGAAAGCATCAGCTTGTCTTTGAATGAGCGCGGCGCGCTTTCCGGCAGGACGTAAGCGTCAGCTTCCTCACGCCCGAGTTCTGTGAGCGCAAGGAACAAGCCATTGCCAACCAAGATTTCGCCATCAGACGCAACCACCAGCGGGCGGTATTGGCCGTAGAGCTCGACACTCCGCGCCAGTTCCATCACTTGTTTCTCGGGGTGACGCCTTACGTTCCGTTCTGCCTGATGCAAGGTTGATAGTTTTACAGTTTTACGCTCCATTTTCCTTCCTCTTCAAATACTCATCAATTTTCCGAACGCTCCGGTTTGCATAGAGCACGCTCTTGTCGTTGTGATAGACCTCGTCTGCCGCCTTTTCGCCAGTCGTCATAATCCACGCTCCTGTTCCGGTGTGGAAGCCGTCGAGGTAGTCGTAGATTGGCGCGAGGCGTAGATCGTTGCAAGCGATGATGCAGAACACGTCCTCGTGGGTAAAGTCGAACATGGGGTAGGTTTTGCCATTCTTCGGCGAAAGGTTGTTGCCGTCCAACTTGCGATGACCCAAGATGATGTTGTCCGCTTGCTTCTCTTCCGCGAAGGTGTAAAGCGCGGAGTGGAAGTTGAGCACCGACCAGCGATGCGAAGTAGTGGACGTAAGCGGAAAGACCAGCTCCTCGTGATTGTTCATAAACTCGGTTGTAATACCCTTGTTCTTGACCACCAGCCCTTCTGGGTGGTTCTGCTTCACATAAGACCAGAACGCCGGGTATTCCCAGCGTTCTCCTATTGTGCCCATTACACAGTCGTAAATCCCGGCTCTCTCGCAGATCACCTGCAGAGCGATTGCGTCTTTGCCACCACTCCAGCCGAAGAAACTCTTCCCCTTCGGAATTCTGGCGATGGCTTTCTCGATTAGACGCTCTGATCGTTCAACATCGCGCTCGAGCTGTGCATGCCTGTAAGCGGACAGCCACTCTTCGTGAGTGTTATGCTTTTTGTTCTTGAGCATGTTTACTCTTTTCGTAGATCGCCCAGCCAATCGCGGCGATAATCATCAGTCCAATGACCACAATCCGAAACTCTGCCATTTTCGTCCATAAGCCGAGCACGCCCAGCGGAATGAGGAAACTCCACGCCCCAATCGCGGCCACGTTGATACCTGCTCCAAATTTCTTGCCAAATGTAATCAGTACAGAAAACAGGAACGATGCCAGCGAATCTACCGCCACAGAGAATATCAGCACACCTTTGATCGCGTTTTGTGTCGGGGTAAAGTTGGTCATTGCCAGCGCAAACACGAATACGAGGTAGAGCCCGAACAGCAGACCGCCAAAGACGAAGCAGGTTTGCAGGTCGACCTTCGCCGTTCCGTCATCGTTCTTTTTGTTGTACTCCCACATTTCCCAAAACACCGGGTACAGGAAACAGCCGGGAATGAGCAGAATCGCCTTCCTCGTCGCGTCCGCAATGCCAGCTTGGTCAAGTCCGAGAGGTAACGCTGAAATGCCGTTGGTGGCGAACGCGTAGATCATCAAACCGATGATCATCGCATACGTCGCGGTCCAAGCCAGGTATCCGACACTCACGTTCTTAAGCATGGGTCTGGTCAGATAAAATGTGACGACACCGAGCGAAGCTCCATAGACGATCACCTTCACCAGCGTAGTGCCAAGTGGCGTCAGAGCCAGAGCCTCATACAGCCCTTGCATGTTCACCCAAATCTGAAACACCGCCATCAAGCCGACAACCATCTTGACCGGTTTCGACATCGCAACTTCCATGAGCTTCGGGATTCTATGCGCCAGCAAACCGAAGACGATGCATGCCAGCGTGTTGCCAAGAGCCCAGATGATAAACGGGATAACGCCAAAAGTCTGTGCCATTTTCAAGCCGACAATCAGCGAGCCAGCACCAGCCCAAGTGGCGGCAATCATCATCGAATAGTAAAACTTGGGGTTTTGTTTGATCTTTGAAAAAAGTGTGTTCATCTTGCTCCATCAGTAACAGCCACGATACGTAACATTGTCTTGAGCCAGCTCATAATCCGCTGGACTTGTGGCAGACAGTATTCAGGAACATTCAAAACGATGTTGTATGTTCCGTCCGCCATTGACTTCACCTGCCTTACTTCGGCGACAAATTCAATTGCCTTTATCTCATTTCCCATATACTCCTTTTTCGTGCAAAACCTGCGTAAAAGTCGTCCTTTATAAGCAAAATCCCGGGTTATAAGAGTTATTTCTCTCATAATCCCGGGATCTGTGTTCCTCGTTGATTACTTTATGCTCACATTGTAGCATAATATTCAATTGTGAACAAAATCAACGCTCTGGCTTACCGCTTACCTCCGCTTTCCACAAAGTAACCTGCTCTTTCTGGAAAGTAATCGTGATCGTGCCGTAACCCGTGCTCTTGACGACTTCCACCGCTTGCAGAATAGCGTTGATTGAACAACCATCTAACCCCGCTCCAGCAAGTGTTGATGCCGCCATATCCTACCAATCTCCGTCTTCCTCGGTTTGCTTGTGTTCTGAGGACGTACTCACGAACGTGACCTGGTTGGCGAGGAGTTCGAACGATGCCCGCTTTTCACCGTCACCCCAAACACGCGGTGAGCCGGTTTCCTTGTCGAACAGCAACCGCCCTTCCACCAGCACGGCCGAGCCCTTGTCAAGGTACTGCAGACACGCGTCCGCTTGCTTGCCAAACACGCTCACCCGAAACCAAGCTGTGGACTTTTCCCCACCCTTGCCTCGCTCGTTGACCGCCACGCTGAAAGTGGTGACGCTTGTTCCGTCCTGCAGAGCTTTCGCCTGCGGAGTTCCCCCCAAGTTGCCCAAAATAATTGTTTTCTGATACATTTTCACTACTCCTTTTCTAAGATCTCTTTTGTGATTGCAATAGCGGTCTTGTTACTGATCGCTTTTGTGTCAAACTGCAGAACATACCATCCGTGTTTCGCCGCGAGATTGAGCTTCTCGTGATCTCGATATATTCCAGAGCCGCGACCGTGCTTACCCCTTACCCAAATTCCACCTTGAATTTCGATAAGCAGTTTCTTTTTCAGAAAGGCGAAGTCGAAGCGGAACTTCCTGCCCGGGATCGCCTTGAACTCCTTGACAAAGTCGGTCAGTCCGTTGGTCCTCAACTGGCTCTCGAATAAGTCTTCCAGTTCACTCGCCATAACGCTCCGCTTCGGCGTAAATCTCGGTGTAGTAGTGGTAAATAAAACCGACTATTACCGCGACCATGATCACCAGCAGAAGTATGAGCCAAACCATTACAAGTTCCTTTCTTCCGGTGGCACGTATGCGCGCCCTAACCTGCGGAAAACGTCTTCCTCTTCCGGTGTGTCCAATTTTGTGCCGTGATAGTTCCATAGCCGACATTGACCGCAACTCTCAAGGCTTTCTTGATTTTTTCGCTGTTCACTCTCATCCCTCGTTCGTCTGATTTTGCGCTCATTCGCCACCCCCATTCAGCGTGTCAATCGCTTGCTAGATCTGCAGGTAGTGATCGGGCATGTGAAGCGTCGAAGCTCCAAGCCACACGCCCATTTCAGCTTCCAGAAGCCTTTTGGCTTTGGCAATCCTGCGCTCGTACTCGCTGTTTTCGGCTTCGATGTGATCGACATAGTCAGCCAGCCTTTTCACCGCAAATCCGCTGAATTCGACATCACCGCCGAATTCCCTCGATGATCTCAGGCTCTCTTTGATCAAAGTCATGGTCGGGTCGTCAAGATGCTTTGCACCAGCAACGTCCGTTTCTTTGGCGTGTTCTTGGTAAAACTTCGCCAAATGTTTTATCTGGTCAATTTCGCGTCTGTTCACCCTATACGCTCCTCGAAATCAATCCAAGCGGTGTAGGCGTCAATCCAAGTTTTCTCTCGTTCGTCACGACCCGGAACACAAGGGGAAATGGTCAGCCCATCCCCAGCATCAGCCAGCGCATCAGCAATCTTTTTCAACTCGAAAAACTCCTCTTGCAACAGCGTCTTTTTGTTGCGGTGCGTTCGCAAAAGCTCGGTAAAACTTTCACGTACTCTGCAGACAGCTTCTGGCAGAGATCGACCTGGCTTTCCAGCCAATCAATTTGACGCTCCTTCTCGTTCAAAACGCGAACGAGGCTCATTACGTCCACCTTCCTGCCCCGAAAATACAGCGCGATTTTCTTTGCGGTTCCGGTGTCGCTTATTACTTCCATAGTCCATCTGTCCATTACATTACTCCTTTGATGTTTTCTAAGTTCTCGGCCTGTTCGAGCCATTTGCGGAGCTCGTCCAAGCTGATCATTTCTCCGCAGCGCGGACATACCACCACCTTGATTTCATAATCTTGCTTCATGGAATTCCTTCATCTCTTTCCTCTTGCTTTCTCTGTAAAGTTGCCGGAAGTATTCGAGTGCCTGTGCTTCTTTCTGTGGGTTGCCTCGAGAAACCTTTTTCGCTTTGCGGTTGTTCATAATCCATGTTTCCGGACTGCTTACCTTTGGCACGGCGTAACCTTTCTCTTGCATTTCCAAAACAGCGGTGCGATATTCTTCCGGCGTAACCTTGCTCTCGACCATACGCGACAGCCCCGATTTCACCTGTTCATTAATGACCGCCTCACTTCCAGTCAGCTCTTGAAAGATCACTCCAAAATCATCAAAAATCGAATCATCGCGCGTGTCTGTACTCTGATTAATCTGATCATCTGTAATCTGATAATCTGTTAATCTGTTCTTCTGTTCTTCTTGGTAACGCATCTGTAACGCTTCGTTACATTCCCGTTTCACTCCCGTTACATTTTCGTTACCTTTTTCGTAACGCTCTCGCCGTCGAAAATCCTTGACGCGTTTCGCGCCGTCAACAGGTGCGTTGCGCTTTGCGAAGTTGGTCACGAGCCAAGTTCCATCGGGCGTTTGCTCCACTATCCCGGTTTCGCTGATCTTTTCGAGATCGCTCTTTATCGCCGGAACGGACTTGTTGAGTTGCCACGCCATTTCAGGAAGGCTGGGCAGAATGCCATCCTCGCCATACTGCCCAGCTAAGAGAAACAGTTCAATCACGCGCCGCCACAAACGGTCTGGAAGCATACCCATCTTTGGATCACGTAAGATGTCAAACCAGAGTTTCATCCAGTAGTTGTTGCTTGCCATGTCAATCGCCTAAAACAATCCCGACTGTGGCGGTCCGCTCAGTTCAAGCTTCGCCGGGAGCGGAGCGCGTTCAATGACCCACCGCCGGGCTTTGATCTCTTGCTCTCGTGAGCGGAGTTCGTTGGCAACATGCCAGCGTTCCTCTTCGTTGTAGATAATCCAGCGTCCGGCTTTGCCAGCGTGGGATCCAATGAGCCACTCGTGCTCAAGCACCAAGATCTGCAGAATGTCGCGCACCTTTCGCTCATGGAAACCAGTCTTTTTCTGGAGCTCCCGGATCGTGATGGCGTTCTGTTCGCCAATGTGATTCGACATCAAATGCGCCACGAAACTGACGTCTTCCTCTTTGATCTCGGCCGCTCTTATGCGGTAGTAATCTACAAGGTTCATGCTGTCCTCCGGATAGAAACTGACGGTTTGCCAACGCTCTTTGCTTGCTCGAGCTGGGGATATGCCGGCATAAAGCCTTCGAGCATTTCGTTATTCCAGCTTACGCGCGGACTGTTGTACACCGCCATAAATAGATCGTTGCGAATGGTTGATCCGAGCACGGCCACGTTCTTCTTGATCTGCGCTTCCAGCTTGCTTTGCTTTTGTCGCAGAGCTTCGATGTTCGGGTCGAACTCGGCGTCCAGCGCGGCAAGCTGTTCTTTGATCTCGGGGGTCAGGATCGTGTCGATGATCTCGGCTTTCTTAGCTTCGACCGCGTTGATTTCCATGACGGACGCGGTATATTCCTCGAGCAAGTCCTTTGTTTGGGCGGTTGCTTTCTCTCGTAAATCGGTAGTGCCATTGTTATTGTTCATTTCGTCAGCTCCATAAATTGAATTGAATGTTTCTTCCCAAGCCATTCAACAACAACCTTGTCACCGTAGCTTGGCTCACGTTGTTCGAGAAACTGGTGATCTTCACAGCTTTCGAACTGGAAGCGCAACCTTTGAACCGGGTGCGCTTCCCCAAACCGACAGTAGCCGATGTCCTTCTGAAAAGGTGATCTCACCCAACCACTGCAAGTAAGACAAGTTCTTTCGTTCATTTCGCGCTTCCGTCATTCTTGGCTTTCAGAACAATCCGAGCCGCCTCGAGCTTGTGCTCCATCACTCCGCGCTCCGTTTCGGTGAGCTCGTCATCGCGTAAGCGGGTCTTGATCGCGCCGATCATCTTGCTCAAGCCGGGAGCGGTCATTGTGCCGTAGGCGATGCCTTTGGAATTCTCAACCTTCCAAGCTTCCTCGAGCGTCATGAACGGTGCTTTGCCGTTCGTGCTTGGCTGTGGCTCGTCAACTTCTCTTGGCTGTGCGTGTTCGACCTTCGCAGGTTGCTGGGCTGGCTTGGCAGTTCCGACCCCGTTTCCATCGCTGTCATCGTCAACGTAAAGCCCGAGAATCGAAGCGAGTGCGTAACGCCGAAGGTACGAGATGTTGGACCCGGCGACCTGTGCCAGCGACTTGCCTTTTTCAGGCTCAACCGGGATCGTGGCGGTGGTGCTAATCCATTCACCGCTTGAGTGCATCAGGATAGTTTCGACCCCGATTTCACCGTTCACGGTAATGACCGGCTGACTGACGCTCAACTCGTGCTTCGCCAAGAACGGTCGTGATGTTTCGACCACTTTCCCGAAAGACGAGAAACGGATTTTCAGGAAGGGGTTGTAGCTGTCGAGCGGTACAGGCGTGATCTCTGCCTGAAACTGCGCGAGAGCAGTGGCAAGGTGGGTAATAGATTCGGATTTGTTCATTTTGTTGTTCCTTTCTTAGTAAATGCCTCGGTAATAAAAATCCACTGTGATGTTTTCGAATATTCGCCAAACAATCAAGTTGCGGTTATAAATGTCCTCGCAGAACGGGTCTGCCTGATTCCACTCGGGTAGATCAGCAAATGAGTACCCGTGTCGGTCTTTCCATTCGGACACGAGTTTCTTGATCTCGTCCTTGTGCGTCTCAAAGAACTCGTTGGTCTGGTAGTACCAATGGAGCGATGTTACGCAACCGCTTACACAGCCGTATTCGATTACGTCCTGATAGAATTTGGCGGCACTGCCATATGACTCGCGGTACTCTTCCGTTTCCTCGCGCAGGATATCCAGCACAGCGGATTCAAGCGTGGTCAAACCTGTTTCGGTTTGGGCGGTCATTGCACTTTCCTTTCTGACGTGCTATAATTAGGTTGTTCATTTCGTTGCAGAGAGGCTGGGAGCTGGTTACTCTCGGCTTCTCTGTTTAATCCGAGCTCGTAAAACTTGAATATCGTGAGGTCGGGGTTGATCTTGCTTAGCTGGTCGAACAGTATCTGATCTTTCTGCCAACGCTTCCATGCATCGCTGTACTCCAACAAGGCTTTGTTCGCTTCGGACGCGAGTCGGTCAATCTTCTCTTGCTCTTGCGCGTTGAACTCGCCATGTTCTTCAACGTAGTCGATGTAGTCGATAAAAGCCTTTTCAGTCCTCTCGCATTTGGCATTTGCTTCGTGCAGGTAGGGTGGCTTATAAGGTGGCATCGTCCGAACTCCTTTCGTTCTGGTGTCGGTCGTAGGCTTCGTTCAGGATCGCCCGCATCGTCTTGGAGTTGTCGAAGCCGTGTGCTTCGCTCAACTTCCACAGCTTTTGCAGGTCGTTTCTGTCGAGGTAGAAGCCTACACAGCTCTTTTTCAGTGGTCTTGCCATTCTGCTTACTCCTTAGAATGGGATCGAGTCAATCTCGACCTGTAAATACTCTTCGTAGTCCATTGTGAAATCGCAGACGGTACAGCGAACGAGATCGTTTTCCTCTTTGAATTTGTGCTTGCATCGCTTCTGGACTTTAGCAACTTCCTCGGGGGTATTCGCTTCATGCAGAGCCAAACTGATTTCGTACCAGTAGGCTTCGTCCATGATTCGGTCAAGCGCGTACTCGGTCATTGGCTTTCCTTTTCTGCTCACGCGCAAACTCTTCGCTGATCAACCGGCGCAGAGTCCAAGAGCGGTTGCCGTTGCTGATCGCGTCAAGCTGGTTGTATTCAGCTTCTGTGAGCGCGATTGACACCCGGACGTGTTCTTTCCGTTTGGTGGTGCTCATTTTTTGCTCCTTTCTGTGAAGTATTCGTACACGGCGTTGATCAGCACTACGACCAGCATTACTCCAAAAATCAGGCCGTACGAGATCAAGGTGTCGATAACGGTGTTCATTCCGTGCATTTCGCTCCTTCCGTTTCTGGTTGAGTATATCGTTCTCAACTGTATTAATCTTACACGAATGTGAACAATTTGTCAAGCGTTTTGGCAGAGCGAGTTTTCGCGTTTGCATTGCTTATTTGGGAATGTTGTGTAATAATGTGAATTAATAAACCGATTGAGAGCAAGTCGTTTTGATAAGGTAAGATAAGTTTCGCACATTTAAAAAAGGGACATGGTCCCGATCACTTGGTAAGATGAAGTTGACAAACCAAACCAACCAAGGAGAAGAACCATGTCAAAAGAGATTGTACAACTAAAT